CGCAAGTGAGGCATAATACCAACAGACTTATCATCTGCACTACGAATTCCAAGGCCGATTCCAACTCCACCTCCTAACATTGAGAGCCAATTTACTTCTGCCAAAGTATTGACAAGACCTTCTGCACTATCATCCAAATAGGGAAGGAAACAACTAATAGGCAGCCCACGCTTACTACGGCCAAAACTAAGAATAGGAGTAGAATAAGAAAGCCAATGCTTACTACTGTAATCATAAAGCCTCTGAGCATGATCAACATCACTAGCAAAGGCAGCAGAAACAAATGCAAATCTTTCTTGAGGACTTGATTCAGTCTCTCGCATGTATGATTCTTTGAGTCTTTTGATTCCAAGTTCATCAAATAATTTATCTCTCTCTAGGTTTATTTTAACACTGCTGACATCTACCATTTTCTCTCCGTTATTATTGTTCTAGTGCTGCTACTACATTTGGAAATTTATCTGCGATAATATTCCAACATTCTTTTGCTACTTCCATGTGTTCTTTTTGTGTGCCATTTGCCATGCGTAACTCACAGTAGTGAATCCATGAACGTAACGTACCATTCATATACATGCGTGACTGTGTGTTTCCTTCGGGTAGAACTGCACGTGCTTGTTCTTTTGCAATGCCATTCTCAATCGCCCACTCATATGCATATTTTGCTTCTGATATGACATTCATCTGTTTGACCATCCATTCAGATTTCAATTTACTATCTTCAGTCTCAACACTATTTTGACGATTCTTTGTATCTTGTAATCTAGCTTCACGCAAATCAAAACCTAAATCTTTTGTAGGGTCAGCATATCGCTGACTAAATTCTTGGAAGGAAAAACTCCTATGCCGCAAAATTTGTCTTGCGATATCTCTTGTTGTACTTATTTCCATAACGACATTGACCATTTCAAATGGCGACCAATGTTGATTTTTGATAAGATAACGAATAAGTTTCTCATCACCGCGTGTCATATCTTGATTACTAGGATTTGACACACGTGCCATATACACAATCATATCTTCAGCAGAATTGTGACCAGCAAATGGTGCTGTTACACCAATCAATTTCACTTTCATAATTTCTTCCAAAATGTAAACTTAGCTATTGCTTCCAAACCATAAAATGTATTACTATCTATAATATCTTGAATCTCACTTACTGCATATCCATTCAATATCATCTCATTGATATCTTTGCCATCTATACCATCAGGCCAAATTACGACATTATGATTTGATTTGATTGCATTTTCAATCAACTTGCAGACTTCTTTATTGCGTGGTTCATTGTCAAAAACAAGCGTAACATTTTTTGCTTGAATATTTTTCACCGTCAAAGCAAGATTTGCATCACCACTTGCTACACAATTATTCAGAAACAAAGAATCAAGTGGACCTTCAACAAGATAAACTTGTTTTGTTAGATCAACTCTATCTGTGCCAAAGATTAGTTTGTTTGTTGATTCGTTTGTACGCAGTGTAACATAACGTAGTGTGCGGTCACTTGTTTCTAATGCACGACCAGATACTGCAATCAATTCATTCTGATAATTGAAATATGGAATGACCAATCGTGCATCTTCAATCAGTTCTTTTCCGTGATCAGGAATTAATGCATCACAAAATGCTTTGTAGTTTGAAGTGAACAACAACTTATCATAATGTTCTTTAGGAATTAATCTATTCTCTACGTAGTTTAGACAAAAATGTCCACTTGGTAGATCGTTGATCCATATCCCATGTTCAAATATACTGCGCTTTTTGATGTGACCAAATTTGGGTGGGTTGGTGATGATTCTTGGTGCTGGACTACTCGTTCTGTGATACGTATTGGAGGTTGCTCCTGATTTGTATTTCTCAAATACGTATTCGTCGTGTAATGATGGATCGATGTGCTTGATGAGATTTCCGACATTTGCCCCTACTCCGCAGTTGTGACATTTATATATGAGATTGGTACCCTTAGGAAAAACATACCCACGGGCTTTAAGAGTATTTGTCTTACTGTCTCCACAGTAAGGACAACTCATGTTGAAAAGATTGTCTCCCTTCTGCTTAAAGTTACGTAAGCGTGAGGAGACTAATCTTATGTATTTTGTGTCAATGTATAGAGCCATGTAATCATTATATCAATACTCCTCACGTAAGTCAATTAATTTAGTAACTTTGCCAAAAACTCTAATTTGACGTTTGCTATAATCCATGCTAGTACAACAACACCACCGGCAATCATCCAACGCCACTGAAGCATAGACTTCATGTCATCATCTTCTTTTTGATTGTGTTCGGTAATGTGATCACGTAATGATTTAATTTCATCCATAATTCTACGCTCGGTAAGTTCAATCTTATCCGAAAGATTTCGGTCGGTCGTAGTAATTCGTGAATGTAGTTCTTTGATATCGCTCACGGTATCTTCTTTTCTTTTGTCCATATCTTTGTAAATTTGATTGACCATGTTTGTGTTATTATCGGCAAGTTTTTCAATAACACGGTCCATTTTTTCACAAAGTTCGGCAATGGTATTTACCTTTTCTTTGAGGACTCCAACTTCTACTTTTAAAGCTACATCTCCGTCCATTTTACTTCTTCTCAGGAATCTTTGTGCCTTCTAATTTCTTATGCACTTTAATTGTTTTACAAACTTCTTTTTCTTTTTTGGTTTTGTTATCATACTCTTTGACACACACTTTCTTTTGTTCAGCAGCAAATGCAGCATGTGAAAGTGGTAAAAAAAGTAGTGCTAGGATCATTGACGCTAATGCGATTTCTTTTTTCATTTCTTTTCCTTTGAGACAAATTTTTCGGATGCGGTAAAACCTAATCCACCTAGCACAACATACATGATAGCATCAAGTGTTTGTGGATTCAATCTTTTTTCAAAAAATAATTCTGAAATTACACCAGTAGCAAGCAAAAGAAAAGCCAAAAAGGTTATCAATCGCTTACTACTGGGATTACCTTCACCTTCACCTGAGAGGGTTTTAGATAAAAAGTTTATCATTTTTCTGGATGATCAGGTTGTGCTGGTGCTGGTTTACCACCAAAGCCAGATACTTCTGCCGCAACAAATGATGCCACTGGCTCAAATGTTGCTGATGCTACTGATCCAAATCCTCCACTTAGACCGACCGGTACCGAAGCTGATACTGAAGACACAGGTGGTGGTGGCGGTGGTGTGTAAGGCTTGTTTGCAGCATCAAGTGCTTTTCCTCTCAACTCTTTATCGTCGCCCGCTAACATAATACCCGACAGTGTACCAGTCAAGAATGTAGCAATAGGAATAATTAGTTCAAAGAATTTGTTGTCAACAGGACTCATACCATTCATCGGTTGAGTAACAAAAATTAAACTATACAACACAACAAAAACAATACCAAATAAAGTGAGCCCTAGAATGACACCAATGAAAAACTTCAGTCGTGCCATCAACTCATCGTTTGTATATCTTGGTCCTTCCCATAAATCTTTAATCATTTGCATTCTCCTTTACTTGGAACTTGTGGTAATTGCATTGGTTGAACAGGTTGACCGTTTTTATTTTTCTCATAATGTGTCAAATCTTCAGGACAAGTTCCGTTAGCACTACAATATGGTTTTTTACATTGTTTTGTTTCCCAGTTTTCTGGGTCTTGGCATGGATAACGATAGTTTTCTCCACATGATGCTAGAAGAAATACTACCAATAGTGATAGATATTTCATCAATGAACTCCTAGAACGTGAAGTGCATGTGCATAATGTTTCTTACGATCTTCAAGTCCTATCGTGCCACCATTGATTCTCTTTGTCATTGTGAGAATATCACTTGTATCCGCAAATTGATTCAGCTTGTTTGTTTCCCAGAACCAACATGCTGACTGTGCAGCACCTTCAAACGTTTGTGTATACTCTGCTGCTTCTTCTGGAGAAATTTCTAGTGATGCAGCAAACCATGTATAATTTGTTTTACCAGTAAGTTGAATTAGACCACGACCACGATACTTGTAGCCATCGCCTGATGCTTCGTTGCCGTTGCCCATGCGGTCAGCATAGATTTTGTTTGCAATCTTCTCTGGTTTCTTTTCGTATGCTTTTGCAGTTGCCATATCTTTGAAGTATTTTGGGAATACTTTCATTAGGCTTTCTGCTTTGTAGTTTAGATTCTCTGTAAGAAAAATAAAACCACCAGATTCGTGAGCGCATTGTGCAATGAACGCTGCGATTCTTTGTGGAGTATTGATTTCGTAATCCGGCAGTAATTGACTTAATGCTTTATGCCACTGGTCAACATAGGGATTTTTTGGAAGCAATTCTTTTAATTGTTGTTTTGTCAGTTCCATACTTTTCCTTTATTATTTTACACTTTCAAAAATCTTCTTTTGTTTCACATGCCACTCATTCCATTCTTCAACTTTGATAGCACACTCATGGTACAGTGTGTAATTTTCAACTACAGTCTTATGTAAATCTACGATAGATGTTGGATTGTTTTCAACCTTTTTCAAAGGCGGACAGTTTTCTGTTAATGCTTTAGGTGCATCAGGAAATTTTGCAACTACAGGAACTGTTGTTGAACAGCCAGTCAATAGCGCAATCAATAAAAGTGCATATAATTTCATTTTACGTCTGCCGCTTTGTTGTGTTCTTCTATGATAATTCTGGGCACAGGACAATTCTTCAGAGCATCTTGCAATTCTTTTTGTTTCTTTTCAAATACTGCTCGTTCTTCTACGCTCATATCTTTTACAATCTCAACTGTTTTGCCTTCAACTAATCGGTTGATATATTCAATCTGGATTTTGCCTTTTTCACGAACAACTTTTGTTCTCTCAACAACTCTAGTATTGATTTGTTCGTTTGCTTCTTTAGCTTGTGCTTCTGCTTGTTTCACTTTCACTTCCATTGCTTCAACTCTCTCACGCCATTCTTTCTCTACACTGAAACCACCTTTCCAATATAAACCGACGCAGAATAAAGCAATTGAAACATATTTGATAATATTTGCATGTGTGCCAACAACTGGCAATTTGCTACCAAAAAATCCTAATACAATACCAATGATGCTACCAATAAGTACGGCATTGATAATAAATTCTAAGAATCCTGTTGGTAAAAAACTAAGAAGCCACATTTGACTTTCTCTTTATGAATGAAATGAATGATGCAGTCTTACGCTTCTTAACGCCAGGTTCGCCCTGTGGACCAACGCCTAATCCTGCTACAGCACCACCACCGACAGCGTTTACAGGAGCATCTTCTTCTTTAACGCTTTTTGCATTTTTATCCCAATATTCTGGACCAAAGCCACACTCATTGCGTTTTTCCATCTTTCTACAAGCTGGACAGTATTTTGATTCGTTATTTTTCATAGTAGTTTATTTATATACCGTAGATTGACTTTACCGCATTATAATTCTGAGTTATCTCAGCACCAGATAATGCTTTATTATACACACGCATCTGATAAAAAACTGGATATAGTGCGGAATCTGAGTTGTTCATTGTATCTCCTCCAAAACCTATACCGCCATTATCATGCCTTGCCCCAAAATAAAAATCATTTGTCGCAAAGAGTGTTTGATTACCAATAGTATCAGTTGTTCCAATCTGTGAACCATTTAAAAATAGACTAGCTTGTGTGCCATTGATAACAAAAATCCATTGTCTTACGGTATTACTTTCGGTTATGGTTACTGCGGTTTCACCATAAGGAATACCATAACTTATATTTGTTGAACCATCCATATATGCTACATATCCCCCGCCAGTATCAAAAATTTCATTACCCCAAATAGATCCCCAAAACGATGTTGGATTAAATGAAGCAATCACTTCAACTGTTACAGTATTTGAAGCAATATTGTAAGGAACACTGATATAATCCGTACCATTTAAATCCTCATTGTTTAGTCTTATGCCACCACCATTGATTGACACATACGATGGAGAACCTTGTAGCGTTGCGTTTC